GCCGTAGCAATATCGGTATCCCTTACTGTTTCCCATTCACCATCAGTAATCTGGTCATCACCCGCTGCTGTAGCACGATATGCCTTGAGCTTGTCATTAGTATCATACCAAATGTCTCCCGCATTTTCAGCGGTTGGAATGGCATCTTGGTAGTATGTTTTAGTTTTAGTAGAGGGATTGTAGCGAGAAGCAAATGATGTCACACTTGATAGGTGTATTTTCCCAGCCGATATTTGAGTGGCTAGAACTTTGTCATAATCAGTGCCATCTTCTATATCATCTAAATCTCCAGTGCATTCAGTAAGGAGGATATGCCCCGCAGATATATCAGTGGTTTTGACTCTGGCATAAGTAGTGCCATCTGCTATTTCATCAATGTCCGTGGGATAAGCCTTTATCCAAGCTGCTTCTCCAGTATCATAAACTTTCCAAACATTGGGGGTGCCAGATGTATCTAGCCATAGCCTACTTTCGTCAACAGGTGATGAACTTGCTACATAGATTGTGGTGTCTTTCCAATGTGTCTCCTCAGCATTTGCTATAAGATAGTCAAGTATCTGATTACAAAAATCCATCAGTTCTGTAACCATACCACGTAAAGCATCATAGTTAGGTTTCTCTGCGGTGAGTGTGGGTGCTAATGTTCCCGCATAATGACCTAATTCAATGCTGCCAAATCTGAATTCAAATTCAAAGGTTTCAGGTGCGTAATGGCTCTCTATATATCCAATGTTGCCAACCCTAGTATCATCAAGTCTTGAATCAGTGACTTTTACGTAATCCATTACCTCTTGCCCACAATTCATGGGGGCACGAGCGTGACCTTTTTCCCGTGCTATCTGGTGATGTTGCAGAATTGCGGCAGCTATTGTGCCACATTGTGCGTTGCTCGTAGCCCTGACATAGTGTGTCTCTGGATAATACTGGTTGCTCAGGGCAGCATAAGAGGTTGCATCTGCAGCAGAGTTAGTATAGGTTTCATCGTGGTCGGGGTGCGACATAACGATAACTTTATTGGGTAAAACCAATCTTGTTCTAACACTCTTATCAAAGAAGTTATGCTCGGTTACAGCATCGTTGTATTCGTAATCATACCAAACGATAGTCCAAACCAGAGAACTGCCATTACCCTCAGCTATGGTGTCATCCTCTTCTGTAGTCCAAGTGGGTTCTCCTGCAAGCGATGTTCCAGAAGTCGTGCAGATATACTCAAACCCATTGGGTGTAGTAGGTTTTACCTTATCGTCTTCACTATACACTGTCTCCCCTACCCAATCGGCAGCATATGGTGTGGGAACAAAGACGTGTATTGCCCCATCAGTTTCCACCCTAGCCTTGCACCCAACATAGCCAAGCATTCTCTTGAAGGCGGCTAACCGTGTGCCATTGATATAAACCCTGAATGTGTCTTTGGGCTGGAATGTATCAATCAGGCTATCTTCAGTATCGTAAGTAACTGTATAAGTAGGACAATGGTTGAAGCAGGCTAACATAGTGATACTCCGTGTAGTATCGCCCGCAATGGCATCCAATAAGTCCTTAACTGTTTTGGTATCGGATGTATCTGGTATATAGGCAGCGGAAGCCTTATCCTCGCCCATCATATTAAAGACACCAGCACAACTAAAAGCTGTTACCGCTTCACCTTGCAGCGAGTCCGTCTTTTGCGCAATAACAGTAAGTGGGGGTTTTGCCTTGTATTCATCCTCGCTGGTGTGATAGCCAAAGGATATAGTTGCCGTGTAACCTTCTAGGGTTAAAGCGGTTAAGTTGCCATCCCGATTGTCAACTACAACTTGCGCAGTCTGACTCCACTCGCTTTCACGATACCTTAAATCTAATAGCCTATTTGTGGTAGCAACACCATAGGTCTCGGTAGTTGCACCTGAGAGAACAGCTTTGCATATGACATCACCCACAGCCTTCTGTGCCGCGAGTAAGGTTGCGGAAGGCTCTTGCATTTACATTCACCCTTGACTTTTTAGTTTTAATATGTTATCATAAGGTTGGAGGTGTGGAATGAAGGTTGAATTACTAAGAAGGTGTTTATTCGTAATGTTTGCCTTGCTAATGTTAGGGCATCTTAGCCTTGTGCTAATCTTTGGAGAAGTAAGGCACTATGAGCCCAACTTGATTATTCTAATTACTGAGATTTGCCTGTCAATAGGAGTGGTATTATTAGCTTTCAAGGGCTGGCTCAATTGGATTAAGGGTAACAAGCCCTGAGCAGCCAGAGTTTTCAATACATTCTTCATTTTTAGTCCTTTGGATATACTCGCTTTGTTTTCAGCACATTGATTCTATTTAACTTGCTTAATACTTCAGCTAACTTGCGCTCTCCCCACTCTTGATACTTGCGCCATACACCTTCTCCACCTTTGTTTATCGCATTGATATAGCTTATGTTGTCGCTTAATACAGACCTAGCAGCGACTAGATGGCATAGTATCTCTTCGTGCTGTGGTTTTAGGGTAGACCTGATAAAGGTTATAGAATCATCCACCGCCGTAGCTACTTCCATCCCAGGGGAGACAATTATATTCCCCGTCCCAGCCCCTGCCGCCGTATTTGCCAAGGCAACTCCCGTAGTAACAGTATAGATGCTTCTGTGACCAGCTATATGAAGTTCATCACCCGCTTCTATTGTCTCTCCCCCCTGCAAGCTCTTAACAGCCAGGGTAGTTTCATCTGCGAGTTCAATAGCAGTACACGCACCATCTAAATCGGTTAGCTGGCAGAGCTTGTGCGGTCTGGCATAGTAGACATTTACCTCATCGGTGTCAGTTGGTGTAAAGTCAATATCTATCTCTAACACATCACCAAGGAGTTTCCAGTTGCGCCAGTTTCTCGGCCATTGGTTGCATTTGTATTCAACCCCATCTATCCACAGATAACTCCCAACATCACCGACATAAACCTGCTTGTTGTTGTAGCAGTGCTTGTTGTATATCCTGTAACTTTCGCCATCAGCCATAATATTGGCACTAAGACCCACGTTTTCAGCATCGGTATATGATGTAATCGTAGCCCAAGTCTTATCAGTAGAGTTGTAGACAACCTTCTCATTGTCGTCATCCGTGTCTAGGAAATGGTCACTGGATGAATCTTCTAAGGTATTGGTTGTAGTTCCCGAAGTAGCGATTCCCGCTCTCCCCTCAATATTAAATGTCACCAGCACAATGTGGGGGTCGTATTGGGAAAGTTCTGTCAGGGATTCCTCAATCCAATATCCAGTTTCAGTAGTATCATAGATAGCAGCATCGGGGTCTTGAAGCATCTGCTCGCATAAATCTCTAATCTGTGCATAAGTACGACTCATATCTTACCTCGCTGTGATTCCTTCCTCTTTTCCCCTCATCTCCGCTAGTATTTCCCCCATTCGGGCTAATTCTTCCTTCCTTTGCAATTCCATTGCCATATTATCGGCTACCTCCGATAGGGCATTGCCGAGCGTAAGGTGGGTTACGGTAGGGTGTCTTCGCATAACACCTTCAACAGCAGTTTTTAGTTCTTCCTCAAAGGTTATTAACTCTTCCTTGGTCATTTACTTCTCTTTGGGTTCGGGTATACCTTTAGACTTGCGATATGTGGATAAGCATATAGCTACTCTCTGGTCGGATTTCATCTCTGGATTCTCTCTCCGCAAGTATCTTATGCAATTTCCTAAATCATCTTCACTCTTGGGTATAGGAACGGGCATCTTCTTCCTCCTTGATTTTCTCTGTAACACGGGTAGAGTCGCTTATTACCGCTTTATTTGTACCAATAATCTCTTGGTATTCATCCCACATATCCCAACGCTTATAAAATATCTCTCCGTTTTCTTGATTCAGCCTATGAGCCTTTTGAGCATCAGAACCTCTGGTGGCTTTGGTTTCGTGAAAGCCTGCGCCATACCCGCAATAGTAGACTTTCCAACCCTTCTTTCTCGCTACAAGGCAATAATCTATGTCTTCCCAACCCCTCCAAGGGTGATATATATTCTCTTCAAGAATACCTATCGCTTCCTTACGTAAGATAACAAGTGCCCATTGCACTGCTGGCACTTCGGATATAGAGGTGAGTCTATGGCTAGGATTACCCTTCCCCCTATCTATGGGGAAAATCCCCTCAAAAACGATACCAGCACTCTCTATTATCCCCCCCGCTAGTTCTAAACATTTTAAGCCCACTATACCAACATCAGGATGCTCTGCCATAAATCGTAGTGCCACCTTCTCCCAAGCTGGTTCAACAGTTACGCTATTTGATAAAAAGGCTACAAAGTCGTGCTTTGCCTCTTTTAACCCAACATTCAGGGCACGACTACTATCCGTATAGGGTTTCTTCGAGTGGAGCAAGGTAATATTATTATGTAACTTCTGGAATTTCTCAAGATAGGGAACCGTTAAACTGGTTGATGGGTCAGGGTCGTTAGGGTCTGAATCATCTATTATAATGAGTTGGAAGGGAGTGGTCGTATGGGCGTAAAGGGCATTTAACGCCTTAATGGTCAAGTCCAACCTGCCGTGGGTAAGCATCATAATATCAAATGGGTTTTCCTTCTCTTCGGGGTCTTTAGGCATTTACTATTCCTTTCCTATTGCAGCGTTCATTTGTCCAGCCATTGCTTGGAATTGGTCTTTCTTGTATGCTGATATAGGGACAATAACCATTGCCAGAAACTCACCATCAGCCGTCAGATTGAAAGAACCACCCTCTTTTATTTCTGGAACTTTCATCAACTTGAATTCCGTGATTGGAATATTCCTCATTACTTCTCCTTCCTACCAAAGATGCGTTGCCACTTTTCTCGCTCCAGCCTTTCCCACTCATCTAGACTTATCCCTTCGGGGCGAGGGCGAGTTAGCCAGAACTCTGTGCTATTTCCCCTCTTTATTGTCCCACCTATATGTAAGTCTTTTTCTGGTGAAATGGTGTCTATAGTCGCCCACTCATTACCACTCATTCTGCACCGCAAAACTTCTCATAGATTGAGATATGCCTTTCTTCTAGTGCCTTTTGGTCGTTCATTATTTTCAGAGTTGATTTGATAATCTCAACCAAGTAGTCTGGGATAGCAATTTCCTTTTCAAACTCCCAGTTAGAGCAACCGATTTGTCCAGTCGGCTTTAACCAGACATCACACTTGCCACACTTGACTGGTGCGGGGAAAACATCTTTAGCCTTGCACTCTGGACATTCATACTGATTGAAGAATTGAACCCCCGCATCTCTATCTGATTGCCCCACAGCCAACTCTTCTTTGAGTTGCCGAATATCCTTTAGTGTTAGAATATCCCCTGTAGGTGGCATAACACTAGATAAGGCAAACCTTTCCGATATGTTTAGAAGCATATAACCTCCAATCTTAGTGGGGAGTGGATAAAGGCTACTCCCCAGAGCCTTGAAGTTTAGCCTGAATACATATTGATGTATCTAGTAGTGCCACCGAAATTTATCTTTAGCCATCCTGAACTAGTCGTCTTAGCTGTAGCATCATGGTCCCAAGCACCACCAGTTGCCTCGGCTGGACTGAAGCTAAACAAGTAATCAGGTGAATCGTCACCTCCACCGTGGAATCCTATGAATGACTCACAACCACAGTTAGTAGAGCTATTGTCTTCTAGGCGAAGAATAGTGCCCAAGCCCTCACATTCAGTATCTTGGAGTTGGTGCGTAACCCATAGACCATTGATATCTTGGGGGGTGGCTATCACAGCAGTATCTATGACCTTGGTATCAATTCGGAGAGCACCAAAGTATTGACCTTCAACTCTGAGTGGGCCTAGTTCATTTCGGATGTGACAATAGCCCGTGCCCGTAGTTGAAATAGCTGTAAGTGGCTGGGAACTCGGATTGACAAATGCCATTGTAGCAGAGACGCACTGTCCAACACATTGATGTATCCAAGAACCAGGGGTTGCGGCATAGCTCCCTGGCGTATTAGATAGGTAAACCATATCACCTGGGTCTGCATCAGAACCACTACCGAAGTCAATGTATGCCATCTTGAAGCAGGTGATTTCATCACCAGTTGTCTTGCACTGTTCGCCAGCAACAAAGCAAGCAGGGATTTTACCATCAGCATCCGCCAATTCCCAGGCGTCATCGCCACCAACAATAGCATCGTAGCCAATCAGGTCGCCCACATCACAGATATCGTCAAGGGTTATCTTGAAGGGCATTAAACCCTCTTTGATAACCCTCCCATTGTAAGCATTATCTACAAAAGCCATTAAATTATTTCTCCTATATTTATTTTAGTTTTCTCGACCTTTAAGTTGTTACGCTACCAGCGGTTGCAATGCCTGAAACCTTGGCTACAGTGATTATACTTTGCAGCATCAGCCCAGGATACCACTTAATCCTTACTCTCTCTGCATCCTTAGTCTCCAGTGAACCCATTTTCTCTACAGTTATGGGCATAGATTGAAGACCGCAAACAGATTCGGGAGCAAAGCGAAGAACGAAGATGGTGCTCGCAGTAACACTTGTAGTCGTATGAGCAGTTCCAGTCGTGTAGTCGTAGCCGTATGTGCCATTACCGTAGTCCTTGCTAGAATCTTCGGTGTCTATGATGTAGTCAGACACGGCAACAGGAACATCAAACAGAGTTTGGACTGTCTTACCTTGAATCTCTGCCTTGGTGATTCCGCCAACAGCATTGAGGTATTTGTTGACAGCCCTTCGCATTGCCTTAGACATAAGAATCATCTCAGCATCGCCATTTTTGACATCATCAACAGCCTCTTCCAGTTTCACCAGACTTAATGCCGCACCTTCCATTGCCGTGCCAGCAAGACAAATAGTATTTTCGTAGATTGTAGCAGTGGCAGCTTGGCTTCTGATAAGAAACTGAAGTCCATCAAAGCCCTTAGCATCGTAGCCCGAACCAGAGTTGTAGTAGCCGTAGAAGAACATCTCCATAAAGGTTTTTCTGATTGCCTTTGTCTTGGCAGCTATCTGCTCGGTCATCAAGTCTTGTACGTCAGAGCGAGTAGCCTGTAGGAATCTGTCCACATCGGCATCGCCACCAAGAATGGTGGTTACGGCAGTTGTACTCGTAACTGCCGAAGTTGACTCAGTCCAAGTATCGCCTACCTTGTAAAACTGAGCAGTAGACATCGTATGTTCGACGTTATAGGTCAAACCATTACCCTTAATATCCTTAAATTGAAGCCTCTCAAGAATCGGGTCTTCATAGACCAGTTTCTCAATAACACCAACTTGAAGTATATCATTGGAGTACTTGGCTGCCTCGGTTAATGTCAGAGCCATTTAACCTTTCCTCCTATTTTATTTCTATTTAAGAGCTCGGCGAAGTTTCTCGTCAGACGATAACTCTCGCCAATTCTCACCCCCAAGCGTCCTACCAGAATCAGGTTTAAGAGTTTTAGTATCCCCTTTTTGCGACAGTACTTTAGCGAGTTCCTCCATCTTTTCAGCAGAGCCGTCCGTGAAATCAATGAGTGATTTGGCATTGACATTATGCTTGACGGCGACTTGTTCTGCCCGTTCTTTGATTTCGGCTTTTGTTGCCTTATCAAGCTTGCCGTCAACCTCTTCCTTC